TCTGTTTCATCAAGCGCAAAAGCATTAGGATGCTTTGATAATCTTTTAAATAATTTATCCCATCCAAGTCGAAATTTAGTAGCACCAACAAAAGACCAATTACGATGTTCAGCCGCACTACTATACATTTTATCATTCATCTCAAAAAACATTGTCATACAAGCATACAAAAATTCAATAGATGAACCAACAAAAGTTCGAATCCTATTGACAATTAATTTTTTTTGAGCACGAATTTCTTCTTTTTCATGAACCGCCCAAAAAGTAGGCGTCTCTTCTTGTTCAATTTTTTCATTATAATTATAAATTTGTTGTTTAATATCCTCTCTTTCCAGTAATTTTCTTTTTGTTTTACAACCTGGCAAGAGGGAATAAGGATAACCAGCAGATGAGGACAACTCCATAAGCTTGAAGACATTCTCATCAGCAAATAATTCAAGAGAATTGGAGGCTGCATTAAAGTGACGAATACACCATTGTTCTGCAACCCTCCAGTTAGACTCGTCTATTTCAAATGTAGGTTTATTATATTTTACAATAGAAGGTAGACAAGCTTCCCTGTTAGGGATAGCTAAATCAAATTTAACCCATTTATCACGGGGCAAACATGAATATTTCCCCATAACAAAAGACTCAAAAAATCGATCATCTTTCCACTTCATCTTAAAAGGCACAGTTCTATTAACTGACCCGACATGTTTAAGATGATCTAGCCCTAAATAAGGCCGGAACTCATCACTCACAAAATTGCCAGGATGAATCCTCATCTGTAAGTCTATAGGGTAACGTGAAATAGCTTCCCGCCAATCTCTTCTGCTGGTCACAATTAGTTTAAAGGTAAGGCAACGAAGGCATTATTACTAGCTGCTGTAACAGCAGCAGCATGAATACCCACTACCTTATCTTTATGAATCACTGGAAAACCACAATCACCATTGACTGTAGTAGGATTATACAAATAGACATTTTCACCATACTTTCCAGCAATATTTCCAGGAGAAATCCAAAATTGCGATTCATTTAATTCCGTCGTCAAACCATACAACCCCGCTGAGGTTATACTATCTCCCATTTTAGAGTAATTTCCACTACTAAGTGAAGCTAACTTGAGTGCTTCAGCTCCACGTTTAAATGAAATTAAATTACCCCATTTTTTAGTTTTATCTTCATATTCAAGTTTCATATCTTCACCCTTTATATCTTGAGTGTAAACTTTATTTTCAAACTTAAACACAAACTCAACTTGATTATCAGTAACCCCATGATCAATTGTAAAAATTCGACCTCGGGTTACGAATCCTCCCACAATATGTTGT